GGTCATGGTGTCTCCCATTCTTGGGTCGATTCGTTCCAGGTGTAGAAAGCGTCACCGTCGGGTCGTGGTGTGGGTGGTTGCCAGTTGCAATCAGCATCGAGTGTCCACGATGGAAATGGTTGCGGTGGGTAAAAGGCATCAAGGTCTGTGTCATATATGTACCCAATGCCTGCGTAATGTTTGCGGATGCGGGAATTGTATGAAGTGCGAATGCACGTTTGTCCCCGATAGTTTCCATACGATTCTTCGGGTGTGAGTCCGTCAATGGTTTCGGTTTCGTCGATGCCGGTGATGACTTCGGTGACGATATTGTCTTCGTTGAGAAATGCGTAGTGTGACATCAGACTGTCACCGTTCCTGTTCCTGCTGTAAATACATAAATTTTATAGCCACCAGTAGTTGTTGTTGGAGTAGTTCCCCCACCAGTTTTCACCAAAGTCCCACCGATGCTCGTCAAATTGGCAGACGTGTCTGCGTAGCGAATAATGACGACGCCGCTTCCGCCGTTTCCGCCGTTATAAGATATAAACCCGGGTGATACAACAAGTCCACCACCACCACCACCGCCACCCAAGTTGACAGTTGCATTGCTCGCGTCGGTACTGCTTTGTCCAGCAGAGCCACCACCGGATGCGGTTCCACCTGAGTATCCAGGTCGTGTTCCGCCGCCGCCACCGCCGGCATAAGTTACTGCCGAACCTGAATATGAATTGCTTGTGCCGCTTCCGCCGTTTCCGCCGCCAGTACCAGCAACAGCGTTTCCGCCTACTGAACCTTTGCCGCCGCCACCGCCGCCGCCAAAGCCGAGGCTGTTGCCACCTGACCCGCCATCGTTTCCTTGACCTGCTGGGCTTGCTGTACCGACTGCAGCGGCACCCGCGCCCGCTGCTCCGCCGCCTGAACCACCATTGAGACCAGCGTTGGCATTAGCACCGCCACCGCCGCCACCTGTGGATGTAATTGTAGAAAATACTGAATCTGATCCGTTGGTTCCGTTCACAATGACGAGTCCAGCACCACCGACGCCACCTGCGCCGCCAGCGCCAATAGTCACCGTGAAAGATGCTCCTATGCCAAATGCGGTGGCGGTCTTGAAACCGCCAGCGCCGCCAGCGCCACCATTGACTGTTGCACCTCCGCCACCGCCAGCCACAACTAGATAATCGACTGATGTTGGCGCAGGAAGTATAGGTACCGGAGGAGAAATTATACTGCTTGTGATGCACCCAATCATGCGATTCCGCCTGCCACATACCAAGCATCAGTTGCGGTTTTGATGCAAACGGCGGTTTTATATTGTCCTAGAGTCGGACTTGCTGCTGTGGCTCCAGACGATAGGACGGTTGTGGTTCCGCTTGTGACTGCTGAAATGGTCAAAGTTCCCGCGCCTTTGTTCAAAATGGTGATGGCTGTGCCTACGGGGAAAGCGACGCTGGCGTTTGTGGGGATTTTGAATGCCACAGCGGTCGCTTTGTTCATGGGTACAAGTACCTGATACTGATCGGTGAGTACAGCCGTGTAGTCTGCTGTCTGGTCTGAGCCGACGGTAAAGGTCACAAGTCCGTTGACGGTCGCGGCGGTAAGTATGTCGCCGGTGCTTGCTGGTAGTCCTGATGCCATGATGTTCTCCTAGTAGGCGAGCGTGTTGGTTCCGAGTATGCCGTAATACGATGATCCCACAACAAAGCCGTCTGCAATGGGTTCTAGGGTAGTGATATTGCAAGTCATTGTCTGAGTAGTAATATCCCACTCAATGCCCTGATATTGCAGATTTTTGACGATTGTGGAGCCGTCTGGTTGATTGTTGGTGATGAGTAGGTTGCTGAAATAATCCAGCCCCAGGATGGTGTCAATCGGGACGCTTGTGTTGAGCAAGTTGATTTTCATTTGGTCAATCCGGATGACCGTTTCCTGACGGGTGGCGACGTATTCCCGAGCAATGTTGTTGACAATGGTGTCAGTCTCAGCCACAAGATCAGTTTGCGTGATCGAGTGCGGGAAGTATTTGTCAATGGACGTTTGGTTGATAACCGTCTGGGTCGAGCCGCCGGTGCGGGCAAGGTTGGCTTGGTTGATGATCAGTTTGTCATCAAAGGCAAAAACTAGGTTTGCGTAGGGGATGCCAGCGCTCTGGTTGAATTCCACGGGGGCGGTGGCTAGTGAAGCAAGGACTTGGGTGCGGTTTTTGAACACGGCTGTCCCGGAGCCGTCCATGTAGAACGCGCCTGTTTCCGAGAACTCTGCGTTCTTGAGGGCTGCCAAACTTGTGCGGGCTGTGCCTGGGTCAGCGATGCATGTGTTTGATCCCGTAGCAATGGTGCGCAGGGATGACGGAAATGACACTTGATCCAGAATTGAGGTGATGCGCGCTGAGGTGGTTTGGCTGGCGACGGCTCCGGTGACGGTGGTGATGTTTGCCATTTGAAAGAGCCGGAAAGCATCTGAGCACACGATGTCTACATAGCCCGTCTCTTGGTTGACCGGATAGGTGTATTTGTAGTCGGTGATATAGCCCGAAAATAGATACTTTTGGGTGGTGGCTGTGGTCGCTGAGACTCTGATCTTGCGCAAAGGTGCCAAGTACCCGTAGTAAGGCGAGGTGACGTTCTGAGGGTTGAAATAGGAGAGAGGGTCTAGAACTCTTACCGTGGCAGTTCCGGCCTCGTAGGTGTCACGCTGGATGTTCCTGCCCCGCGTGATCTTGACGTGGTACACGTTGGGCGTCAGGTCAATGACGGGATCTGTCAAGGTTGATGTGCCTAGGGTGTTTGTGCCAAGAATGCCATACTTGGCGTCACCGATAACAAAGCCTTGAAATCCAAATGTTGCCCCGTTGGAGTAGTCAAATGAGACTGCTATCTGGGCGGGGAGAGTCATCCGAACATCCCAAAGATTCTTCCAATCTGGGAAGGTGATCCGGAAAGTGATGCTAGTTGGGTGCCATTTTGGATCATGGCAATAAGTTCTCGTTCTTGGAGAATTGATCCGGCCACGTTGATGGTGACTTGCGGGGCCGCCGCTGGTCTTGATGCATTGTAAAGCGCTGATTCTTGTGCCGTCATGATGCCGCTCGGATCTAGGTTGAATGATGGCGCAATGGCATGTCCACCATTCTTTGCGGGTGCCGGAGTCATGGCATCAAGTTTCAGTTGCTTGGCTAGTTGCCCGGTACTTGTGGCGTCCATGTTGCCATTGAGTAAGTCTTGAACTACTCCCGCTGTTCCCGTGGGCATTTGTTTTTCTTGTCCAGCCAAGGTGGGTGAGTAGAACGGGATGGAAGCCAAATCAGTCCGAAGTCTGATCAAATTCTTGAGAGACGCCTCCTGTTCTGCCATGCGTTGACCTTCGGTCTTGTAACCGTCATCTTGAAGGGCAATCAATCCTTGGACGGCTGCCTTTTCTTTCTCAGTCAAGTTCAATTTGAGGGCATTGGCAAGAGCAATTTGGTTCAGGTCAAACTGGGCAGCAAGCCGCTTGTCTGCATTGATGAGTCGTAGGGCAGCAAGTTTGGCGGCGGCTTCTTTTTTGGCTAGAGCAGCAGCAGCCTTGGCAGCAGCAGCAGCATCTTTTGCCGCTTGAACTCCTTGGCGATCAAAGCCCGTTTTGCCTTTGTTCATTCCAGGAATGGGTGAGCCTTTGAATCCTCCGCGAGCGGCAAAGTCAAATCTTTTATCTGCTTCCGCTTGGCTTATATTTTTACCAGTAGAACGATCACGATATTGACCTGTTACTCCATCATAACCAAGATTTGCCTTTTCAAGGACTTTTTGATTTTCTCTGAGTTTTGGCTGTGCTGCAAAACCCAATCCCACTACTGCTGCAATGGCGGCGACAAATGGGGCGGCTGCTCCCATAATTGGTAAAGCAGCGACTTTGGCTAGTGTGGCGTAAGTAGCAATGGATTTGAATGCCAACGCAACGGTGGTCAATGCTCCAGCCATACCCATGACTGATTCTTTGTGAGTTGACATGAGTGTAAAGAATGATTCGAGTCTCGGGATGCCTGTGGTCACAAGGTAGTCGCCAAGTTTGACTAGGTAAGGGAGCAACTTTTGTCCGACTTGGACTTGTACTTCCTCAAACTTGGCAGCCAAGATTTGTAGTTTGCCGGCATACGTTGTTGCAAATGCGGTTGCTTGGCCGCCAATTTTGGCATTGAGTTGAGCCATGGCTTTATCAAACGCTTCAGCAGGCTTGAGCGTCTTGTCTAGTTTGATATTGAACACTTGCAAGGCTTTGGAACTACCACCAAAAGCATTTCCTAGTTTTGCTGCACCTTCCGCTAGACCTACGTTCAGGTATCGGGCGGCGTCGGCTGAGGCACCCATAAGACTTTGTGCCTTTTCTAGACTGCCAGTAATTGTGACTAGATTGGCTAGTGCTTCCGCTGTTGCAGTACCTTTGAAGCCAAGATCCGACATTTGTTCAGCAGTTTTTTTGATTGATAATCCGTTGAGAGCCGATGCCTTGCCCACAGAAGTCAAAGCCACCGAGAGTTTGGCGTTGGCGGTTTCCATTTTGAGGGCTGCATCTACTGATTGGCGGGCAAATGCTGTCACCGCCACACCTGTTCCCAGTTTTGCTAGCGTCCTGTTCAGCCCGTTGGCTTGGAACCTGAGATTCTTGAGTCCCTTTTCAGCCTTTTTGAAGCCCGCATCTTTGAGGGCTGTGTAAATGTTTATTTGGGCTTTTGGTGCCATCAGTTCATCTTTCGATTGAATTGTTGTATGGCGTCAGTTATTACGTTGTCAATCTTGCGTCGAATATCTGGACGCATTTCAATGACGGCTTGCACAATCATCCGGTGTTTATTGCTAGGCACACCTGAGCGTTCGGCAATGTTGCGGATAAATTGTGCGCCTTGTGGTGACTTGCCTCCTGGGGTTTTGGTTCCCGCTGATTCGTAAATAACACCGGCAGCGGTGCCGTCAGTAATGGCAAAGCCAGACTGGTATGCGCCTCGAATATATCTTGAGCGAGCCGCTCTTGTTTTGCCAATGCCGCGTTGAATACTGGCTTGGTCGAATACTTTGGCAGCCCATAAGCCTGAACCTTGCGTGGCGGGAGTCCAGCCAGACATAGGTGACTTGGCTGGCACGAATCCCCTAGCCCGATTGACCACTTCACCGAGGAGTTTGTCGATGTCCTTGTTCATGGCTTTGTTCAGATCGGGAGCAAATTGGCGCACAAGATCAAGAGAGCGTTTGTCAATGGACTCCGCCATGTTTGCTCCTCTCCTTTACGACGGCGATCAAAGCGCGGAGCATGATCGGATCTTCAGCCAGTAGTGCGGTGGGTGACATGTGTGTTTCGAGTGCGAGCCACGCCAACTGATAGGTCAGCGTGTCCCGCGTCAGCCATTTGGGTCATCGTCAATCACCTCGACGCTTTTGAGGGTGTCCAGGAACTTCTCCGATTCCGGCGGATGCACTTCTGCACCTGAACGCTCCAAGACTTTCCAAGCAAGCCAATAGATGTCGGTCGCACGTTCTGACTCGCGAAACACTTTGGAAAATCCTCCCTTGGCGTACTTTTCAAATGCAACCTCAATCGTGGGAGTGATGGGAAAGATTTTGACTTCCCCATCCACCAACGTAATTTTGAGTTGTGCCATGTTGTGTCCCTTTCAACTTGGATTATGCTTCGGTTTTTGTAACTACTGAGTTCAACTGGTAGGACAACGACTGGACACTCAACTCGCCCACGGCACCTACAATGGGGGTAACTTGATCAACAAAAATCGTAAAACTGTACAACGGGTTCGTTGCCGATGTGGCTGCACTTGTTTGTTGGAGTGAGCAGAATGCGGTGGCACCGACAACGCTGTTGAGTGTGGCGGTCACGTTGGTGGCAGCAAGATCGTTGAAGATTTCAAGATCCAATTGTCCGGATTGTAACCCTTGTACATATTTGTGAGCCAAATCGCCCATGGATGTAATTTCGAGTGAATCATATTTCCAGGTGAGTGTGGCGCTGCTGACGTGGTCTGAGAGTGTGACGGATGGGGTGGCAGTTCCGATCTTGAACACCACGCCCTGGTTGAAATATACGGCCATGATTATTCCTCATCTTTCTTGATTGTTTTGGGGGTGTTTGTTGATTGGATGGCACCAACGCTGAGGAGCCACTCGATGCCGTGTGGTTCCAATTCTTTGACGGTTGCGGTGTCGCCTTCTTTGAATCCATCTAGATTTGCGACCAGGATCGTGTAACTCATATCAACTCCAACTTGTGATTGTTTCAAGGGATACGTCACACGTGAGAAGGTCACCGGACGGTAAGGACATGACGCGGGGTTGTGAAATGCTGCTGATGTTGTAAGTCGTGGGGATCAGCGGAATGAGTGCCTGAAGCATGGTTTCAATACCAGCCAAGTTACCCTGGTTGTCGAATAAAGGAATCGCCATTTCAATTTTGAACCTGACCGTCAAAGATAAAAGGCTGCCATTGTTGGTTGGTTGAACATAAGGGTCATCTGGGACAATGGAGCAACTGTTGGCGGTGACTTGGGGTGGCGGGAATGAGTACGTTGACCACACGCTCGGGTTGGCGATGGATGTGGCAAGTGCTGTGCGGAGGGTGGCAAATGACATGTCTAGCCGACCATCGTCGAAGGTGCAAGGTATGGGGCAAGCAATCCGCGTACTGTTGCCATCAACGCAAAGCCCATCTTGAAGGGTTGTGGCACACCAAAGTCAATAGAGGATGCACCGTTTCCTGGGGCTTGCCTGGATTGCCAAATGTTGATGGCGACCATGAGGCTTGCTTCTCTTACGGCTGGCACGCTGGCGTATGCGGTGCCATGTTCGGCTGCTGCTGCTTTACCGTAAGGGCGCACAAGGTGAGTCAAGTCATTGCTTGCCGTCTTATTGTATTGAAAATATGAAATTCCAGATTGGCTGAGTCCTGAGTAATTACCCCAAGCAAATGCACCTGTCTGATAGATCGACGTGTTCCAGAACTCGCCGGAGGTGAGTCCGGTGATGGTGTAAGCCCCGTTATATGTGGCACCGCAACTGCTGATCGTAACGGTTTGCCCCACGTTGAACACGGGTGTGGAGGCAATAGCGATGGTGGCGACGTTGTTGGTAAGTGAGGTAGCGATGACGGGTGCCGTGTTATGCCACAGCATGACGTCCACAAGATCCTGAGCCGCTTGCGCTACTTCTTCGATCGTTGCGTCAAGGTAAAGGCTACCGATCCCCAAAGCAGAACGCAGTTCCGCCATGGTGACGTATGTTGCCGCCATCACTACCTCCTCTCAAGTGTCCCGTAGAGGCTACCCCCGGAGTTGGGACGGATCTCCGGAGGTAGCGGTCGATTATGTGAGGTTGAAGCGTTGCAGACCACCGGCGACGAGGGTCTTTGTCGCAAAGTAGCCGTACAGGAGAACGCTGATTTCACCTGTCGCTACGACGTTCACCGAAAGGGTAAGTTGTGGAGATTCGTAGATGGCAATTGCTGATGGTGTAGTGATGAACGCGCAGTCATCGATCGTGGTTCCGACCATTTGACTATCGACATATAGGTCAAGCCCCATCATCGAACCGCGGAGTCCGCGAGGTGACGATTGACCGTTGGCGTTGGCTGGCTGGCTGGCGTTGAATATTGACCGCCCGGTGGTATCCAGGCTGCCGATCAGCAATGACCAGACGCTCGTACCTGCAATAAATGCGTCGGCAGTTTCGCCTGCTGCTGCATAGACCGCTGGTGCTGCTTGTGCAACGTATGCTTGCAACCCTGCGATCGTTGCGGCTTGTGTTGATGATTGCGTTCCCCCGCTGACAATTTCGGCAATGACAGCGGCATCTGAAGCGCGAGCGTAGGCTCGGGTGCAGTTTTCAAGCATGGCGTTATAGAACGATATGTCCGATCTGTCCAGTAATTCTGTGGACATAATCTGAGTGCCAGCCAGTTTCACGACCGTTGCGTTGACATAAGAGGAAACGATCTGAGTCGATGCGGTTGAGGCACCTTCCGCAACGGTTCCAATGGTGGCGTTGGTCGTAATTTTCGGATGTGCAATGGTCATGCCCGATGGACTGAGTGGGCGTGCGCCACCGAGAGCGTCAATGGTTGGACGACTCATTGTTGAAGTGTCAATGACGCTTGCAACATATTGTGTCGGATTGAATGCCGGATTTGTACTCATCGAGTCGTTGGCTGCGTATAGGCGTTGTGCTTGTGCGTCTGCTGCTCGGACAAATAGTTTGGATTCATCGTTGCCCATTGTTGCTTTGATGGTGTGTTGAAGATAAGAGCCGCCGTCAAAGATTGGACTGCGTACTTCCGTATAGGCGACTGGGACTCGGGTTCTTGAAGCCTCGACCACTTCTGGCTCGACTTCTGGGGTTGCTTCGCTCATCGAAGCCTCGCTTTCATTGGTTGGGGTTTCTTCTGGATCTGTTTCACTTGCAG